AACAGCATTAAGTAAATTACTATCAAGAGTTAATGTAGTAATTCCAGATATTACTGGAGTTGAACTATTTATTTTATAATATATTGGATACATGGTTGCAGTTGCTGCAGCATTAGAACCACTTCCTCCACTAATAGTAACATCAGGAGTTTCTGTGTATTGACTTCCACTACTAATAATAGTAATAGAATCAACCGTTTCATTTTCTACTGTAGCATATGCAGTAGCAGTCTCTCCACTTGGTCCGCCAGGAGCATCAATAGTAACAGTAGGAGTAGAAGTATATCCACTTCCCTTATTAGTCATAGTAATCTTTGTCACCTGTTCATAAAGAGTGTCAAAATAAACTAACTGTCCATCATATGGTCTATCTACTTCAATCTTTGCAGTTCCTGCAGTAGCACCAGCACCTGCATAATAATGTGCTACTGTTGATATACCAAGATTAACTTTAAACTTAGTAGTCGCTGGAATTGCTTCAACATCAAATACAAAAGGTCTTCTATAAGGATAGGTCTTTCCACCATAATCACAAGTAAATCCAATACCCGCTAAAGTAACTCCCATTCCTACCTTAAAGTTATGTGCAGCAGTGGTAGTAATAGTAGCAATACCTGTACTATGAGTATAATCAACTCCTGATATAGTATATTCGTCTGTGCTTATATTAATAGTCGCTTCTTTTTGAGATATTGCAGCAGTTGAAGTAACAATACCAGAATACTGTAAATCACTGAGACCATTAGAAACTAAACCATATGTTCCAAAACTACAATTACTATTTGCTACGTCTGCTTGACCACCTGTATGGCAAGTAATTGCTTTATCACAACAAATAGTAAACACAGAGACTAACTGAGCAAATCCATTATTAGTAACAGCAATGCCCACACCACCCTGATTATATTGAGTGAAAGCATCAACGTTCATTGCTTTCAATAAACGTGCCTGATCCCCATCAATGTAAATACCAGTTCCAGTAGTTGTGCTACTTGTACAATTTTGAATATAAGGTCCTTTCCATGCTCCACCACCCACATTCTCTGCAATTTCAGTAGTTGGGAATCCTACCGCAGCAGCAGGTCTAAGATGATCCTTAAAGGTCATATTTGATAACTTAGTTCCCTTTCTTACATGGAAAATATCTTTGGTAGGTGTACTTGGACTAACGTTTACAGTTCTTTGATCATCCCCAACAATAGAGACATATGCAGGAACTTCAATAGGATTACTTTCCTGATAGTTTCCAGAAAGAACTTTAATAGTATATCCAGATGAAGCAGCACCAACCGCAGCAGAAATGGTTAAGAATGCATTATCAATTGATGTTCCATTATTTGTATCCGCACCATCCTTAGCAACATAATAAACGTTCGGTGCAGAGTTAATACCAGTGGCAGTAGCAGATATAGATACGTTTTCACCAATAGTAATCTGAGAATTGGTTATAGTAACATCTTCATCACCAATATTAATTTGGTTATTAATACCATCAATAGTAATAGAACCAGAACCTACTGTAAGAACACCAACAATTCTAGTATCGCCATGAATTAGAACACTCGTTCCTGCAGCTCCCGGATTACCAACAACTAATGAATGTCTTCTATTAGTGGTCCCTATTCCAATCCCACCTCCAGTTACATTAATACCATCTTGGAAGGTACTAATACCAGTAGAATCTACATGAGTTACATCATTCCAATGAACAGTTCCTAAACCAGTAACACTACCAGTAAATAATGCATCACCTTGAACATATAAATGATAATCAGATTTTGCCTGAGTGGTTCCAATACCTACCTTTTTACTAGTACTTACACCAACAGAATCAACTGTCCAAGTTCCCGCAGCACCTACCGCACCACTTCCTGTGATTGCTGTACTTGCAATACCAATCCACTTAAGACCATCATACATTAAAAGTTGATCAGTGGTTAATCCGTACCCTGACGCAACACTATAAGTTGATATACCAACATCTTCCAGATCATCAAGACGTACTGCACCACCTCCACCTAATGCTGCTAATTGATCCTGAACCCTATTAGTAAATAAACGATATTGTGCTGCTAATTGTTTAAAGCTTGTTGCTTCTCTATCTAAAGGAGTAAGAGGGTCAGAATTATCAGTACTTGGTGGTTGAGCTAAAAAACCTTCTTTTAAATCATGCTGCTTTTCTTGAAGATCCTCTACAATTCTATAGAGTTCTTTGATATTAATTGTATTATCTTCCGTTAATTTAGATACATCCTTTTTCAAACGGAGTATATCTTCATCATAATACCTTACTTTGGGTAGGTTATTAATATCTTCTTTTAAAGTATCAAAGTAGTCTCTTAGAGATTCAGTAATAACATTCTGAGATTCGGTATTTTTACTATTAAATTCCTCTACCTGTTCTCCAATATTCTTTTTAAGAACCTCAAATTTTCCTAAAACAAATTTCTTTAATTTTCTATCATCATCTTTAAATTGATCCCGATGTTCCCATATTCTTAGAGCAGTCTCTTTTAATTCGTCATAAATTTTATCCTTTGTTTCACCTAGATTTTCTTTGAGTTCTTTAATCTCAACTCTCTTTTCAAAATCTTTAGTGTCAAGATCTTCTGCTAAATTTTGAAGGTCTTGATCTAATTTATCTTTAACATTCCCTAAATTTCCTTGAAGGGTTTCAAAGTTTTCATGGACAACATCAAAAGTATTACCAATCCATTTAAAGTCTGGAATAGTAGTAGTTTTGATTTCCCATAACTCTTCTCTTAGAGATTTAAGGTCATCCTCATAATGCCTTATCTCTGGAAGATTAACAAGTTCTTGGCGGATATATGTAACTTTATCCTCAAGAAGATCAAGTTGTTCATCATAATATTTTGGTTTTGGCAGACTTGTAACATCTTCTCTTACAAGATCAATCTGCTCACATATTGCTTCTACTTCTGCATCGTAATCTTTTACTTCTGGAACTTCAGGAATACTTCCCCTAATCTCTACAAGTTGCTCAGAGAGTAGCCTTAATTCCTCATCATAATACTTAATTTCAGGAACATCAGGAATATCCCTTCTTAAGTCATTAATTAAACGTATTACTTCTGTAAGATCTTCTGGTTCTTCCTCTTCTTCTACTTCTTCCTCTTCGTTATTATTATTAGCACCACCTCCAAAACCTCCATCTTTGCCAGGCTCGTTACCTCTCATGGTAGGTTCTTCTACCATAAACTCCTCAACAGAAGGTAAATCTTCTTCTTTTATAATATCATCAATTGATGGTAATTCACTGGGGTCTTCAGTAAAATCATCTATTGACGGTAACTTATCCGACATGTTATTAGTAACCTTTATACTTTGGGATTTTTCTCCCTATCTTATTTAGAAGAAGTGCTTAGGTCACTCTCTTTTATCATTTTTGCCAACTCTGCAGTGGATCCTACAAAGAGAGCATTATTAACTGTATTAGGACCTTTAGGTTTAGATTCTTCCTCAACGTCCTTTAATTTCTTTTGAAGATCCATTAACTTATCAGTTGCATCCGACACACTCTTAATCAACTGTCCAGCAACTTCATATGCTCTTGGCATTTCACTCTCTTGAGCCAGTTCAAGGATTCCATTTATTGCTTCTTGCCCCTTTTCAATTATACTATAAAGATTACCTCTAGTATATTCATAATCTTTTTCAATATCGTCTTTACTCAATCTATCAGGCTTTTGAATACCTACAGGAGATTCTTCAATACTAGTCTCCTCCACTACAACTTCAGTAGGAGCAATATTAAATGCTTTGTCTAATTGTTTTGTCATACATAAGATCCATCAAATCCAAAGTCATCTCCCACTTCAATAAGAACATTATCAGCCGCAGTTATCGTACCAATATCTGAACCAGCTACATGTCCTTGTGCTGTGGTTCCATCCTGTCCTCTAAGAACAGTGATTTCATTACCATTAATCTTATCAACATACATAGATTCATTGTCAACAACAATGTATTTGTTCACTGTCAGAGAACTTCCACTGCCTACTTCAAATGTTACATCTGCCAAACTTATATCATTGGTGAGATTAGTAGCAACAACTCCATCGTAATTCTTTGTTGCCCTTGGAGTAACTGAATAAGTAACATCTCTTCCACCCGTTCTGGAATCTGCACCAGAAGAATCTGCAGCGATATATCCAACACTGACCTTTTTGATGATGTCAGTAGCAGTAGAAGAAACAGGACCAAAGAGGTAAGTTTTTGCACTAAACCTTAAAGTATATAACAATACTCTTCTTGTGCTGAAATCACCTTCATAATCATCAGTCATCGTAATACTTTCTAGCACCACAGGAACATCTCTCTTCTCCCCAATTGATTCTACAAGATCAACAGTAAGAGAATATTGTGGTTGAAAATAAGGAACTATTTGTTCAACAATTTGAAGTGCATCATCATTTAATTTACACATAATGCCAAGTTCAAAAGTCATATTATATGGAACAGGCATATATGTTTTCTTTTCAGATGCTTTATCTGAAGTTGCACCGGAAAGAAATGTCTGAGTAGTTGTTACTTTTCTACTAGGATCATATGACATTCCAATCATCTCAAACGACATTCTTGGCAATGTAATCTGAGTTGATTTATTAAGATCTGGTTGTTGCTCCAGACGTGCTAAAAACTTTTGAATAGGTCCATAAGCAAGAGGAACTTTAATAACACTTGTAGTATTATCACTAGAATCCTTATGCTTAATGTTCAATCCATTAAACAAAGTACCAAAGGAAATAATGGTTCTTCTTAATATTTCGTGGTAAAAATACTCAAACATTACTTAATACACCTATCAGCTCTATTTATGGGTCGCCAAATGGATTACTATCAGAGAAGTCTAGTATAGAATCTGCCGCTGTTTCAATTTCAGCATTATCTGCAAATGCAGTGACAGTATCATCAGTGTTTATAACCCTTAGTTCTCTAGTAGCATTTGTTCCAACAATATCTTCTCCAAGTGTCCAAGTACCATCAACTATCTTAATTTCTAAAATACCAGTGCTTGCATCCCAATTATTAACAATAGCAGTCGTACTACTTGCAGAACCAGTAACAGTGTCTCCAACTGCATAATCTCCAAATGCACCAGTATCTGGAGCACTAATTGTTAGTGTAGGAGTATCTCCTACCGTATATCCAATACCAGCATCCTTCCATCTAATAGCAGTAACAATACCAGCAGAACTTATAACTGCCCTTGCGGTTGCAGTAGTACCAACTCCAGGACCAGCTACAGTTACTATTGGTTCTGTAACATATCCAGAACCGCCTGCAGTAAGGGTAACGATACCAAGAGTACCATCTGCTATCTCTGTTGTTGCAGCAGCACCTACACCTGTCTTATGGATGAATCCAATACCAGGAGCAACTGTATATCCATAACCAGAATTCCTTATTTCTACTCCCTGAACCTTCGGTGATTTAATTCCATCACAGTCAATAGAATCACTGTATAGTGTAGCGATTCCTACAGCATCAGTTCCTCCAGATGGAGCAGAACTAATGGCAACTCTAGGAGCACTAGTATAATCATTTCCTCTATTGGATAGAGTAACTTTTCTCAATCCACCTTCAGTTACGATTCCAGTAATAGCAGTTGCTTGAACAGCGTCTGTAACAAGAGTAAGAGATTGGAAGTATCCCTTATCAATTGCAGTATCATCTACAGCATCTACACCAACATCAATAACCTCATCCTCATAACGGAAGAGTTCACATCTTAATTCATAAACATAATTCTTCTGTAGCATGTAGAAAGGTTTTTCGTGCTCTACATACTTAATCTCAAAAAGTCTATCTCCTAATGGGAAATAAATTAAATCTCCTTCTTTAGGTCTAGTAGCTAATTCTATATTAGGTATATTTTCAATAAGAGGGGTAATATAGCTCGTATATCTTTCTTGAGAAATAATAAGGTTTAAATCATCAAGTTCCTGAATTCCAAATTTAGATAATAAAGTTCCTACTCCCTCATAACCTTCATAGGTATCAACATATGCTTCTATGGGATATGCATCAGTAAACTTAGATTCAATTACCTCCCTAATAACAGTATTTTTAGTTACATACTGTCGGGGTAGATAATAAATCTCTACTCCATAAATTTTAAGCTGCTCATTAATTAAATCTTGTACAAGATTCTGTTCGCTTACTGCTCCTTGTTGAAAATATGGATTAAGTACCATGGCATTAACCTACCATGTCTAACGGTGGCAACTCATAGGTACTGGACATTTGTTCCATAAGGTAATCAACGTCCCTTTGGCCATCATCATATATTTGCCTACCATTAAGTTCTATCCCTCCTGGAAGTTTTACTCCACCAAACTTAAGTAAATTTTGTCCCCACTGCCTTTTCATTAATGCGACAGCATATTTTTTCAGGAATAACGAATTCCAAACTCTACCATAATCACTTGGATCAAGAAGTCTATAACAATCCATAATCAACCAATCACCTTTACTAACACTATCCCAATCTATATCCAAATACAATCTATCTGATCTTTTATTAAATCTAATTTGCTTTTCTGTAGTTAGAAGAAAATTAATATCTTCCAAATACGTTTTTGTCATTGCATAAGTAAGAAGTTCAGTAGCACCCCAAAAATAGATATCATTTAAGAATAACTGATACTTAACACTAAACATGTTATTAGTTACACTGTTACTTCCATCAAAATGGAAGATTTTTGTTACTCCCAAAACTTCAGGAGGAACTTGTAAAAAGTTATTATTTTCTTCCCAATTAAAAGATGATGTTATGCCAACAGTAGATGTAGCAGTAGTTGTGGTTATTCCTACAGGATCCGTAGCACCTGGACCCTTTGATCTATCAATATCCCCTTGGGTTATTTGATATTTTAAGTATGCCTGTGCTGCCCCATCATAAGTTCGCTCTTGAAACATCTGCAATGCATCATCAATCAAATCTTCACACTGCTCCGTCGCAAGGTTAATCTCCAGAACAGGAGCACCCAACTGCCTTAAACAATATGTTTTAAAATCTGTCCTACTTGATGGTTGCATTTAGACAATAACCCTTGATATATTTATGGAGATGATGAAATACCTGCCACTACTAAAATAGTTCCCTGTGCCACATCAAATATTGTTGAAGCAGTTCCTGCTCTAGTAAAGGTTACTGCAGTTCCTGGCATTACTTGTGCTGATGCTGTATTACCAGCTCCAACTTCAACTACATTAGTATTAGTTCTTACTCCAACAACAGGAGCATTTTTTACAGTAGAGAAAGTAACCGAATCACCAACAGCCACATTAGTTTTGGCATTTATAGTAAATGCAGTAGTTCCAATTCCAGCAGTAGAACCTGCAGAAATGGCCGTAGTTAATATAGTCTCAGTTTCTGTATCTCCTGTAAGTAAAAGATTCCAAACATATCTTCCTGCACTTAAATCTGTAGTTTGAGTTGCTGCCAAAGAAACATTAAACTTGCCATCTGCAGCACTTGTAAACCCAACAGCAAAAGTTCTATTTGCACCCAGAGTTGCTCCAACAGCAACACTTTTTGCCATTTGAGCAGAACCACTCCATCCTGTAAAATCGAAAGCAGTAGAATTGGGACGTGTAATGGTAAAACCATCCTTAAACGTTGACCCCGTGTTAATCTTTAAATTAACTCCTTGAGCAACTCCTGCATCAGTATCAAATTTAAAGGAATGTTGTGCCATTAGATACTTCTCTCTGCTAGGGCTTTAAGTAGTGATTTAATTTCACCAATCTCAGATTCTAAATGATTAAGTCTTTCACTCTCATTTTCCTGAAATTCTTTTTGAGCCATATAAGACTCATATCCACTCTTATTGGTGTTAATAATTGCATTAGATTCTGTATCTCTATAGAGATAATTTTCGCCTTCAACAGGTATAAGATTCTTAGTCATATTAAGCAAGGGCAATAGCTCTCAAATCCTGAATAACAGGAACAAGTGCTTGATTAGTGGAAGTCATAATTAATTTAATTCTAAAGATCTTAAAGGCAGGAAGTTCATCAATTGTCCATTCAATTTCTTTAAATGATCTTGATTGTGGTATAAAATCATAGATTGAATTTTTCTTCAATTGAACATCAGGTGTTCCGTTATTTGCTGAAGGATCTATTACTCTACCAAATGTTCTACCTGTATCCAGGTTCGCAAATCCAGGGAATGGAGTAAAGATTGCTGTTTCTTCAATATCATTTTGAATTGCATAGAATGCTCTAATATCATTTGCATCATTAATTGCACCAGTCAAGAGAAGTCTGATAGCACTAGCAGAATTATCTAAAAGAACTGGTTTAGAAGCATAATAGAATGCATTAGGATCAGTATCAAGAGTGTTTACTCTCTTATCATTGACATAATCAGTAATTGGTCTATTAATTCTATTAGAAGTAAATATCACATTACTCCTACTCAAATCAATCATTGGAGAAAGCTTACTTGCAACACTTAATAGGTTTATATTTAAACTAAATGACTTTCTTCCTGGAAGGTTCTGTAACCTAGCATCTTCATTAACCTTAGAAGCAATAAGTCTTGGACTGTCAAAGAAGTTTTGTGCTCCCAAAGCAATAGGTTGGAATCCCTTATCTACATATGGAGCTTCTGAACCATCAATACTTTGACCACTAACCGTTCTAGCAGAAGCAGATATTGCAGTCATTTTAGGACTA